TTAGGTGGATAATCCTTTATCCTGGCCGCCCATATAGAAGCGCAATGCTTGTACATGCGGACGCGATTCGGCATACTCATGCTGATATCCAACTTTTACAACAGTGTATACTAACCAGAGGGACTTATCATGCGCAGCAGATCTCGTATTAACATCGATGAAACTACTGACTTAACTCGTATTAGAACTTGGGTTTCTGGCCCAGATTCTTCTAAAAGTTATGTTAGTAGCTCATTCGATTCTGAGTCAATGATCGACGTTGAGACACCCGGTTTCCACAAAGCGAAAGCTTCTGGAAGGGTTGTTCTCAGTCCGATGACAAAGGCTCGTAGTACTACGATCACTGCACCTGTCCGTTCCAATGTAAATTTCACTGGTCCTTCCGATGGAATTTTCACCTATGAAGACGACGACGGTAACACTGTCGAAAATCTTCACCAATACGAGACCTCCCAATCGGGAGATGTTCTTATTTCATCTGATCTAACAGAGTTTCAAAACACTGTTAGTGTTGACTCCGCTGCTGCAATTGACAAAGCTGTCAATGCCGCATGGGCCAACATAGATGTATCTAAGGCTAACTCGCTGGTGTCTATCTTAGAAGCTAAGAAAACTGCTTCTTCGATTCAAGGTGTTTGTTTCAAACTCTTACGTATTCTTAGAGATGTCAAGAAGCTTGACCTCAAGGCCTTAAGGAGTGAAATATCTCCTAAAGAACTTGCTGACGGCTACATGACTGCCCGTTACGCCGCTCGTCCACTCATTATTGATGCTTCTCAGATCAATAGTGCTTGGAACCACGTGCGTGACGGTACCCTTCGATATACTGCTAGAGGTTCGGCGAAAGATTCCGATTCAGTAAAAGAGACTGTTTCTAACGTCGCTTTTACGTCCTATGATGGTGACGGCAATTCTTATGTCCTCACCAAAGAAGGGAAACGTGATCTTTCTGTAGAAGTAAATGTTCGTGCTGGGGTCCTTTATACCATCTCCGCCTCGAAGAGCTCAGCTCTTCAAACGTGGGGAATGACTGATGTTCCTCTTGCAATTTATGAGTTGATTCCTTTCTCATTTATTGCCGGTTGGTTCGTCAATCTGG